ATGTCCTCCCACTGGGTCTTGGAGAAGAACGAGTCGAGGACGTTCAGGCTGATCAGGTTGCCACGATCGAGGCTGAAGTCGTTTGGGCTGACCCGATACAGCCCCTCGTAGCCAAGGATGTAGGCGATCTTCTCAGGCCCGTAGCAGTACGCACGGGGGCCGACGATTCCGATGCTTCGGCTCAGGGTGATGATCTGCGGATTGGGGTCGAGCGCAGGATCGACCGTCAGGTACGACATGCTGCGCTGGCCGGCGAACAACATGCCGGTGTTGCCAAGAGGGATCAAGGCAACGATGCGATCGCCAAGGGTGCCGTAATCCGAACCTCCACCGGCGATGGCATCTTCTGCCGCCGTGCTTGGATTCCAGTCCTCTGGGTTGTCAATGTGACACATGAACCAGTTGGTCTCTGCGTCAGCAACACCAGACAATACGATGCGTGCGCCGTACCGTGCAATCAGCGTGGCGTAGTTGTTGCTACCACCAGCGCCACCAACATTCACCCTGACATGGTTGTACGGGTCAACCCACTTCTGGACTTCAGGCTTCGGGGACAGGCTGATGTCAACCTTGACGTAGTTGATGCCGTCGCACAGGTAGACATAGTCGTTGAACTGGACCCCCTCAACCGTCTTGACGTTGGCATCGAGGGCTGGCGTGTTGTTGGGAGCAGATGCACCAGTCGCAACGTCGCACAGGATCGGATCGCCGCCCTGCTCTAGGTAGTACACCAAGCCGGCCTTGACGATGATCGTGCGGTCCTTGATGACCGTCTTCAGCGCACCAGCAGCGCCCGTGTACGCCACGCACCGAACCATGCACTGGATCGGGCCGGCAGTAGCAAAGTCGTAGATCGGGTTGAACCCGGCGCGAGACGAGAGACGCAGGCGCCGACGACCTTGGTCCACAGGCATGACATTGAGCATGTCCTGCGAAAAACCGGGCGGCACCGTGGAGAACTGAGTGTCAGTCGTCCAGCCCTTGTAGGGGAGATTGGCGCCGATGTAGGGCATCAGGGCGCAACCTCAACTACAACATAAACTACAGCGGGTTTGACCAACTGAACTCCGGCGTCGTTGCTATTCGTACCCGGGTGATCCACAGTCGCCGTAATAGTCCACGTTCTAGACGTGGTGTTTCCACTTGCTTGTTGAATTATGCAACTGACATCACCCCATGTGTTCCCTCCGATACTTTGCGCTCTAAGACCACCAGCCGATGATCCAAGTACGGTCACTGCTCCTCCACCACTTGCAGAGACTGCAATGTTTGACAGACCAGCGCCGGACCCACTTCCACCACTGCTGTACTGCAAACACCAAAGCATCCACGCCCCGAACCCAAATCTTTCATAGTCTCCAGTTCCAATCGCTGTACCCGCCCAATTATTCCCAAAATTCCTATTGACTCCACTCGTTGACAATGGAATGACATACAGAGTGCTATTATTCAATTTCGGCGTATACGAGGAAGTAGTTACTGACGTACTGTCAGGGTTATTAGTTCCAGCGCCGACGTATATGGCTCCTGCCGAAATCGTTCCGATAGAAAAATTGACCACATTGCCTGATGGCAGGTTCGAAGAAGCGATAGCGCCCGTCAGAGACAAACCACCAGACAGCGTCGTCAACCCGTTCACCGTCAGCGCCCGGTTGACAACAACCGTTCCGCCATCCGAATCACCAAGGTTGATGTTCGTCGTGGAACCAACAGCGCCGCCGGTACCAATGTTGATCGTCTTCGTTGCGCCGCTGGCCGTAATGCCGGTTCCAATGTTGATCGTCTGATCAGCCGTCGGTGCATCAGCGATGTTCAGCGTCGTTGCCGCTCCGGCGATGTCAACAGACGTTGCGTTGCTGTCGAATACCGTTGCGGTTGCCGCGCTCGTCGTGATGTCACCGCCGTTGACGGCGAGGTCGCCAGTCAGCGTCGTGTTGCCAGTTACGGCGAGCGTGGAACCAACGGTTGCAGCACCGCTGATCGCAGTCGTCGCGTTGCGGATCGTCGCGGTGCCAGTCGTTGCACCGATTGATACCGTCGTAGCAGCCTGACCGACGTTCAGAGTCGTGGCGGTCGTGTTGAACACCGTGGCCGTAGTCTGGTTCGTCGTGATGTCGCCGCCATTGACTGCGAGGTCGCCCGGTACCGTTGCATTGCCGCTGACGTCACCAGTGACGACCAGATACCACGATGACCACGAACCGTTGTAGGTTCGGTAGTACGTCTTTCCAGTGGTCAGGGTCGTCAGCGTCATCAGCAACCGCTCGTTGGCCGCTGACGTACCCAGATAGTCGTACTTGGAGACCGTCACCAGCAACTGGCCGTCGGTGGCAGTCGTCAGACCAGCAGGCTCGTTAGAGACAGAATCGGCGCCCAAGATCAGGTACTTGGCGTTCCCGTTGTTGACGAGCGCAGCGGCGTTCAGATCCGTGATGGTGGTGCCGCTGGCGTTCTGGCGGATCGGCGTCGTCCCGCCGGCGTACTCAAGGTTCTGCCACTGGGCAGCACCATCGCCAATCTTGAACTGGAGAGTGTCGGATTCAAAGCCGATCTCGCCCGATGCAAGCACCGTGGTCGGGGCCGCTGCCCAGTTTGCTGCCGTGTCCCTGCGAACCTGAATACGAGTTGCCATCTGTGTCTCCTAGAACCCCGCTCACCCCGGCGCATGCCGGGGGAGCAGGGCGAACGGGGGGTTCATCACTTCTTCGTGAACTTGCTGATCGGGAAGATGTGGCCGACCACATAGCCCGACACGAGCGCCAGACCGACTGCCCAGATTGAGCCGATGAGGCTCTCGATGCTTGCAAAGATCATTACTTGCTCCTTCGTTTCGGGATCAGGCGCGTGAGCAACGCACCCATCGCGTGACCGATCCCCGTGTGCATCAGGATAAAGCCGGCGGCGATAAGGATCGCAGCAAGCACCAGATAAGTCAGGAAACCTGACCACCAAGGCGTCACGTCCTTGACCGACGGCAGGCTCCCGACGATGTCCTGCGTCTCAATGCTGATCTCATTGGTCAGGGCCATGATCTGCTCGGCCTCAGTCCTGATGACCTCAGCGTCAGATCCGATCGAGTCCAGCCGGCCACGGGCAGACTCGATGTCTGGCGGACTAGACATCAGATCCAGTTGGACCAAACTGACCTCCTCAGACTGCCGGATTGCCGCGAAACTGACCTTCTCAGCCGACCGGTTCGCAGCCTGCACCTTGTCGCCAATGGCGCTGGCGCTGTCGGCAATCTCTTGAGTTCCGCTCTTGCAGGCGGTCAGGAGCAAGGCGAGGACGATCCACCTCATTGCCGGTCCTCCATGCGCTCGATACGCATCCTGAGTTCAGCGATCTTCTCGCCGTGGTGGACCGTGGTTTGGGCCGTGGAGGCCGCAGTCTTGGCGAGTTCAGCCGTGATCTGGCGAAGTTCCACGATGTCGTTCTGCGCCCGGTTGAAGGACTCGTCCTTGCGACCCAGCATCATGCAGACTGACGCAAAGCCGCCAACGAGCGTACCCAACATGCTGTAATACCTGATGTTATGTTCTGTGATCTTGGTCACTTGAAGGCTCCGTTGTCTCGCCGGTAGAGGCACATGGCCGACACGCTGGCGTTCGGGCTTACCCCGACTTGCAGGTGCAGGCTGATGTACTTCCACCCGTAGTTGTTCACGACGATTGTGCATGGCGATGCGTGGCTCGTGGTAGCCGACGAGACCAGACCCTCAACCGGCAGGATCTCGTATTGCTTGGGGAGCGGAACGATTCCAAGACCGCCGTCAGGGTCAGCAGCAGTCGTAACGCCGATGCGCTCCATCGGCTTGAACACCGTGGCACCAGCGGCTGGATGGGTGATTCCGGCGCCGGAAAACTGCATCACAGCCATGTTCGCTCTGGCCGAAGCGAAGTGGTTGATGGCCGTACCGATCCACCGATCAGCAGGCCGGCTCCATGTCCAGCCGATCAACTGGAACTTCAGGTCGGTGTACGACGCCGCAGTGATGCACGGGATGATGAGGACGCGACCACTACCAACCGTGTCGATAACGATGCTTGGCTTGAATGGATTGCCAAGACCGTCGTCTCCGATTTCGAAGTTTGTGAATTGCGTGGCAGTAAGCGCGAACGACGCTGGAATCAAACCCATTGGCGCCGCTGTTGCGATCGCAAGAAGCGACATCACGGTCGGGTGGTACTCCCAATCGTTCAATCTTGCCGCTTCTGGGTTGATGTTCAGCGCCATAGATCACCTGAATATCTGACCGGTGTTGGCGTACAGGCACCGGAAGTTGCAGGTGTACGTCACCGCCGCCGTCTGACGGAGATGCACAGTCAGGTATCGCCACCCATAGTTGTTGATCTGGATGAACGCGCTCGAAGCAGCAAGTGCCGTCGAATTGGCTGCGCGGAGACCCTCGACCGGAATGATCTCGTAGTGAGACGGCAACGGAACAACACCTCCGTCACCATCAGCGGCAGCGGTAGTAGTTACACCAAGAAGACCGAATGGCCTGTAGGTGATGCCACCGATTGCCAGACCAGTTCCAGCGTCCGTGCTGTTGGACGCATTCACAGCCGTCGGGCTGTGCGTCACGGCCTGACAGATCCATGAGTACGTCGGCCTACTGAACGTCCAGCCAAGGATCTGGAACTGGAACGTGGCCGAGCCAGTGAACTGGACCATCGGCATGATCAGCGTCCTGCCGAAGTTCTCGCAGTCGATTCTGATGGTCGGCTGAAGCGGACCACCGCCATTGATTAGGCTCGTGAACTGCGCGTCACTCAGCGAGAAGTTCGACACCACCTGACCAATCACGCCGGCAGAAGACCCAGATCCAGTGACGATCGTCGGGTGGATCTGCCACTCGAACGTATCAGCAGGAGATGGACTTACCGTAACTCCCATGTCAGGCGTTGGCGATGAGGGACGAAATAATGGAATGAGCGACTGCGTCGTATCCGTTCGTCTGGGCCGACGTTGTTGACGTCAGGTGCGACTGACCACCGGCATCGTAAAGCGTCCCAGCAGGTACGGTTCCAGTCAGAAGCCTGCTGGTCGGATACACGGTGTTGATGTCAAACGCAGTTACGTTTCTTCCGGCATTCTGCTGGGCATACGTCATGGCAGCGGCTGATACTGCCGCCCGGTCCGTATTCCACGAATTTCCGGCAACGGATACGACCGGGTGCGTCGGGGTGATGACAAATGCGATGTTCGATTCAGAACCACCCTCCTGAACCCACTTTGCAATGCACCTATTGACGATTCTGTTGATCGCTGTGGTGTATCCAGAAGCCGTATCTGGCCCATTGATTCCACTGTTGACGAAGACAATGACTCGACCAGATCCACCAGACTCGATCTGGCGCTGGCGAACTTCCTTCATATACGACGAGAACAAATCTCCAGCAGCCTCTACTCGATCTGCAATCTGAGTAGTCGTAAGACCGCCGTGGTAGATGAAGTGGTTGACGGCGTAACCCTTTTGGTTCCGCCTGATAGTCGAGTGCCACAAGCACGCAAATGGTCCAGTTGTCGGTACACCTTGACTAAACCCATCCCATCCGCATCGATGCTCAATGACCGTTCCACTGGCCGTCGTGAAGTTCAGCGTCGCTGTTCCAAACCAGTTGCCGGCAGAACCACCAGACGTGGACGTCCACTGTGACGCAACCGTAGATCCTCCAGAACTCCACACCACCGGCTTGAACTGACCGCCAGTAGTAGCGAACTTCCCATAGACGCACCGGTATTGACAACTGACGCCACCCGAACCGAACCCATTATTGATTGGGTTGTTTGTATTCAGTGCGAAGTAGTTTTGGTTGACAGAAGATGTATAAGAAACACCTGATGCTACGAATGAGCCACGCCATTCAAATGCGAGCCACTTCGGAAGTAAACTCGTATCGATTGATAGGCCATTCTTCAGAGCAACAGCGTCGGCGTCGGCAGCGGTGACCGCATTTGTCAGTGTCTGAACCGTACCACTCGCTCCGGCAGCGGTTGCCGCTGTCCAAGAATCGAGTGTGCCAATCATCATCGAACGGGTTTCTCTTGCCGTTGCCCCGCTTTCCAAACCACCCGGAATCATGGTCGTTGCGTATGGGGGAATCCCATATGAATAACCAAGAGACCTATCGATTCCAGCGCAATATCCATAGTCGTTGTAACCGGTATTGCTGTCGCCAATCAGAACCACATCGATCGAGTCGGTTCCGTTCATCGCATCGACTAGGAATCGACCAGCAGTCTGACTCCCGTACAGCGACGGACCCGATAGGTTGACTGTCGTGTTACGAATCGGTCGCAGGTTTCGCATGGTGTTCCTCGATCAGAGCGAGTACCAGAATGCACCCATCGTGCCGGCAGAAGACTTGAATTGGAGACCAACAATCTGGCTACCAGCGGTATCGACGAGCGCGTGGGCTGCTGGTGTGTTCGCAGCAGAAGCAGCACCCGGCGAATACACGTTCACCGTTGGAGTGCTTCCAGACGCCGTGATCGCAGAGAAGAAGTAGGCGGTGCTGGCGGTTCCGTCGAAGTTCGCGAACGACGGGATGCTTCCAACGGTCGAGTTGTACGCCGGCGTCAGTTCAGCCAGAATCGTCGGAACCCACAGGATGACCCCAGTGCTTTGCTGATAAGCATTCCACCCAACAACCCGAACCCCAAGGTCGGTAGCGTTGTTGGCGAAGTGAAACGGGCAGACTTTCAGGAGGCTCGGATCGTCGGCGTTCTCGCCATACACGATCACGGTTTGGCCGGTCGTCGTCGGCTGGGTGCCCGTCGGGATGGTGCTTGGGTAGGACGTGGTCGCAGTAACCTGAGCCTTCGAGTTGCGAGGCTGCTTGGTGCTGGCGTAGGAAACTGCAACTACTGACTTTGACGGTGATGGAAGCATGTGATCTCCAGTTAGGTCGGGTTCTGTGTGAATCGAGGCAGAATGCTCATGCTGTAGCCGATCTCGTATGACGGTCGCAGGCGACCGATGTCGCGCTGGAGGATGCCATCCTTGGTCATGGCGCCGGCCAGAATTGGGCCAGCGTCGATCTCCATCAGGCGCTGCGACAGGCCCTCGTCTTCGTATGCCATGCCGAAGGCACGGGCGTACTGGATGAACAAGGCGTCGATGTACTTGGGGATCGGGATCTCGTACGAGTCGGAGGCTCCGCTGGCGATGTCCGTCCATCCTGCCCGGTAACGCACGGCGATGGCATCGGTTGCCGCAGCCGTAGGGGTCGGGAAGAGTTCCAGCCTGACGGCGTTCAGCGCAGCCCCGGCTGCATTGGCAGTACGAGCCATGCAGGCGTAGGTCACGCCGTGACCGCCTGAGTCGATCCCAATCTCTCGCAGGTTCTGGAGATGGTCAGGGGTGACCAACTCGATGTTGAAGCCGATGTTCTCCCTGTTGATCAGGGAGATGATCTCCTCAACATCCGCCGGCAGGGCGACGTAGTCCTGACTAGCGACGAGGCTGATGAACGCACTGGTGCGCTCACGGAACCGCCAAGGTCGCTGGAACAGGTACTGGCCGGCTTGGTTGACCACCTCGGCAAGCCGCTCGGCATTGGTTTGGCCGGCAGCGAGCGACGGGTACCCGCCGACCGCGAGCAGAACGTGACGCTTGACTTGCGCGAAGGTGGGCATAGGAAACGGCTGGCTGAGGTTTCCCCCAGCCAGCCGGAAGTTGTGGGGTCAGGATCAGACGTCAGCGCCGAACCAGATGTCGTGAGTCAACAGGACGTTGATCACGGCAGTGCCGCTGGCCTTGGCTTCGAGGGCCACGGCAGCAGGGTAGGTCGAGGTAGCAGCGCCACCGGTGTCAAGCCCACCAGCGGTATCCGAAACGCCAAGGGCGGTTCCGATGCTGATGGCAGCGGTTGCAGTAGCCTTGGCCTTGACGATGCCGCCGAACTGGACAACGACTTCGGTGCCGTTGGCACCATTGGCGCTGCCAAGTTCAACCACTGCGCCAAGGTAACCCTTGGTGACGGGCGAACCGTCGGCCAGAACGACAGACGAGAACGGCGTCAGGCGGGTTTCGGCGGTGGTCGTGGCGGGGTACACGACGCTGGCGTGAGCGAAGGAGGTGGCGACGAGGTCACCAATGGCGAGGGTGCCGCCGGAGCGGTTGATGACGCGAGCAACGTGACCGTGGGGCTGGACGCCGACGTCACCGGAGGTGGGAGCAAGAAGCATGTGTGTTGGTTCCTTGTTGTTGAAGGTGAAGGGGGGGCTAGTTGCCTAGCCCCCCGTTGATTGACTCAGGACGGATCAGGTTGCGAGCGGGGCGACGATGCCCTGACGCTGACGGCTGTTGCAGAACAGGTTCCACCAGCAGTCCACCACCTGAACGTAGGTGAAAGGCTGGTTGGGGTGACGCAGGACTTCGTGCTTCTCGAAGTACCGGCGGCTGTGGAAGATGGGGGTCAGGTAGTTGCCGTTGACCCACCAGTAACGAGCGCCGCTGTCGATGGTCGAGGCGCTCACTTCCGTTGCACCAGCAGTCGTGCTTGCTGCGCTGATCGGACCGTTGTACGCCGTGCGAACTGCACCGCCGCCGATGGCGGGGTAGATCGCAGCCGTGTCGAGGTTCGAGCAGTACATCAGTTCGATCCCGCTGTAGGTCGGAGCGTTGTACGCCGGGTCCTGATAGGACACGAGCGTGTCGTTCGACGCACGGAGGGCCTGCTTGTAGTTGTTGATGCCAAGACGCGAGCAGAGGATCATCTGCCGGTTCATGCTGGGCTTCTCGAAGTACTCAGCCCGGGTGGACGGAGTGCGGAAGTCCAACTTGAGGAACATCTCGTCGAACGCAGTCAGAAGACCGCCGATCGTGGCGCTGTAGGTCGTGCTGCCATCTCGTGCGTTCTCGATGCCGGAGTACGACGTCAACTTGGCGTTGGGGTCAGTGGCGTCCGGGTCGTAGTACGAAATCTGGTTCGACCAGCGGTTTTCCGCCGTCGGGTCCAGATTCATCACGTTGGTCCAGCCCAGCGGAGCGCCGCCACGCGGATCAGCGAACGCGCTGCTGGTGAGCGGAACTTCGGAGATGAACGAGGGGAGGCCGTACGGCAACTTGCCGGCGTTGCCTTCCATCTCGCTGTAGTTGCCGAAGGGGGTCGCCCAGAGGTCGTTCTCGAAGCCGTTGGTCAGCGACGTCCACATGCGCTGTTCCTTGATCCGCTTCAGACGCTTGTACTGCGCCTTGACGTAATCACGGGTCGAGCCGTTGCCGCTGTTGAGTTCCACTTCGTGATCGGTCCACGCCATGTGGTCGATCGAGAAGCGCCACGGCGCACGGACGGTGTCCGTGACGTTGGCGTTGCGCCACGAGAAGGTGTCATTGGGGAGGTAGTGGTCGTAGGTCGAGGCGTCATCGAACATGATGACGTCGCGAATCTCGTTGCCACCCTGCACCGTGGCCTCGCTGGTCTTCTCCTTGAGAAGGCGGCTGAAGGCGTAGGTGTTCTTGACGGCCTCGTTGATGACTTGATCGGCGCTGGTCAGGTAGGTGGGACCAGTCGCATTCATGAAGTCGTTGAAGGTCTGAATCGGGGTTCCGGGCATGGTTGCCTCACTTTCGGGTTAGTCGTCGGGCTTCAGTCACGTCGCGTCCATCCAGCAGTGCCTCAAGCACGGCGTCCTCGGCGTCGGAGGGAGTCGTCGGACGCTCGCTCCTGCCTACGGTCGGTCGTGCCGTCGGCTGGCCGACACGGCGGGGATCCGCCAAGGGGCCTGCCACGTTCGCGAACGCTTCCTGCGCCAGATGAATCATGGTTGGGAAGGTTCCGGGTTTGGCTCGACCCAGCCGGTCCATCTCGTTCAGCACAGCCTGCGCGTCAACACTCTTGTTGCCGTACTGGCCCTGCACGAACGTGATGGCTTGCTCGACTTGGGTCTGAAGCACGCGCATCTGCTGCTCCTGCTGTTGCAGTCGCAACTTGGACACCTCGTCCGACAGCGCCTTCAGGCGCGGCTCGTCCTCGGCTCCATCCGCATCAACCTCGTCTCGGTCGGTCGCTTCTGCTGCGGCCTCGGGTTCCGATTCCTCGTCGAAGGTCTCGTCCTCGGCCTGCTGCTGGCGCCCTAACTTCAACTGGGCGTTCTCGGATTCAAGCGCCTTCATCCTCTTCCCGTATCCATCGACGTCTGCCTGACGCTTGCCGGCCTTGGCCGACCACGCAAGCAGCATGTCCTTGGATGCGGACTTCAGGATGTCTTCAGGCACACCATCGCGCTTGAGAATCTGGTATGCCCGATCGAGGTCAGCATCCGGGGCTACAGGAGCGGGTTCCTCCTTCCGCTCCTCTGCACCCAGCAGTCGATCCAAGACATCGTCGTCGGGGTCCCGTGCAGGGGTTTCTTCCGACACGCTGTCAGCAACAGCATCTTCTGCCGCTGCCTCGACTGGCGTTTCACTCGATTGTACCGGCTCATCCGGGGTCTGTTCAACTTCCTTGTCGTTGGGTTCAGCCACGCTGTCCTACTCCTTCACATACCCGTGTCTCGCCATGACTTCCTTCTCATGCCTACGGGACATGATCACCGGCTTGCCTTGGCTATTCGTCGAGCATCCTTCGAGGTTACGAGGCAGGCTCGACGAGACATACGGGTACTGGGAGCGGTTGCGACCGT